TCATAAAATATTTTGAAAATCATGGAATATTTTGAAAATCATGGAATATTTTGAAAATCATGGAATATTTTCAAAATCATGGAATATTTTGAAAATCATGGAATATTTTCAAAATTTGATTAATTGAAATACAATCAATATCAAACTTTTCAATTACATGTCAGCATTACGTCGTGTACAAAAAGAATTACAAGAGATCTCGACCCCCACCAATGATTCACAGAATCTAATCTATAGCGTATCTCCGACTGATAAAAATATCCTCAAATGGTCTGGGTACATTTTCGGACCAGTCGGTTCACCTTATCAGGGAGGGATCTTTCGATTGGAGATCGAATTTCCCCCTAATTATCCGTTCAAACCACCTAAAATCTATTTTAAAACCAAATTATATCACCCAAATATTAGTGAATCGGGTGGTATTTGTTTGGATATACTCAAAAACATGTGGAGTCCCGCTCTTAGCATCTCAAAAGTACTACTTTCGATTAGTTCATTGCTGACTGACCCTAATCCCAACGACCCGCTGTCACCAGACGTCGCATCTGTCTACAAATCGAATAGAAAGTTATTCGATCAAACTGCCAGAGAATGGACTGCTCAATATGCCCAACAATTATGAGTCTAAATTCAAATCTTCAGATCTGACCGATTGATTGACGATAATTTTACTTTTCCCTGTCACATATTTATTGATATTGTCATGAGTTAACTTTGGTGGACTTCCTTCAACTCCTACCGTGTTGGCACCTACCGTGCCATCACCCACTACATCAACTTCTGTATCAATCTCTATGTCATCGTCTTTTTCGCCAACAATATCGATCACTTCCTTGTTAACTACCTCTGTGTTAATGACTCTATTGTTGACCTCCTTGCTCGGGTCAACTTCCTTGCTCTTATCAACCTCTTTTTTAACTTCCTTATTAGTTTCATCACTAGACACTTTACCATGTTCTGTGTTCTGATCACCATGTTCTGTGTTCTGATCACCATGTTCTGTGATCAAGTCAACATCTAGATCGTTGATTTGTTTGAGTTTCAAATGTGGTTGATTATTGACTATTTGTTTAGGCACTTCTCGTTTAGGTGTGCCAATCATATATGATTTGATTAGATTATATCCGAAGAATCCTTTGGTAATAATCCCCAACAATGCCAAATCTAATCCGAATATTATCCACAGCCAACTTCTAATTGAATCAATACCTACTTTGAACACTTGGTATTGATCAAAGGATGGCATCATGTATATAATGGCATAACATACTAAACCAATAATAAAAGTTCTCGTGAACCTTTGATTGGATGTCATTTCTCGTCCCCATGGTAATGAGTTAATCAGACAATAAAACATCTATATATTTATAATGTATCAGATTTTCATTTTAGTTTCAACGCATCGATCGGTTTGAGTTTGATTACAATTTTTTTCTTTTCGGGTAAGATCGAAGGCGACTGGATCAGAGTAACAGTGAGAGTAGGTAGGGAATTTAAGTGATATTTATCATATAGACGGAAAATTGCCTGTTCTTTCAATTTGGCTTCGATTTCTAGATCAAGATTGACTTGAAATTTATTGACAATCTCAAATACTTCTGAAGGGATTTGTTCAACAAGATCGCTATGGGCACCAATTTTAGCACCGTTTGCTTGTTCACTGAGATGCATTACGATACGGCGATCGTGCCACGATGCTATGATATATGGAACCAACCCCATGATTGGTTCTTGTGGACTCTTCCAACATTGATAATGGAAGAAATCAAATACCATAGGTATTCCACACGCAGTCGCGATTTCTAGGCATTCCCTAGTGTTGTAATTACGTTCACAATTTTCAATTACCAGTCGAGATTTAACAGTTTCAGGTAATTGATGAAACTGTTGAATCCATCGGAGCATAGTAGTCGATTTATCCCCATACGTACTCCCACCATGTACTATAATCACCCCATTGTGGTCGATTCCCATCGCATCCAGAATGTTAGCGTGGTGTTGTAGGTCAGATACGGTTTTATCATAGACGCACCGATCTTTAGCACCCACTTGATTAAACTGGCTAGGATGCATTAAAATACGTTGACCATATCGATTAGCTAAGTCACCAGCCTGTTTAAGCAATGGCTTAGCAAAATCAATCGTATATGATTCAGTCTGATCATCAGTAAAATGCGGGAAAATATCACTTGAGATCCTAAAACAGTTGATATTGTGATTATGATTCCATTCAATCATTGTGATTAAATCACGAATATTTTGAAGGGCTTTTTCTTGTGCTCGATCAACTGTAAAGGTTCTACGGATACACGTACGAGAACAGAAAATCTTTTGAGCTCGTAGAACAGTATTGAGACAACAGAGACCCAAACGAAGGCTCATCTGATATAGTCATATTATAACCTGATGTAGCCCAAGTCAAATTTTGTTGGGTGTTTTTGACTCGAAACCATCATAAAATGATATCGTCACTCTTATTATATGGTTAAAAACGATAAACAACGACAATTCGAGTTTGTTCAACGTTTGGTCACTGTGTATGGTTTTCAATCTATTTATGATTTTGAAACAGAGATTTCGGTTTCGGACTTGAAACAAAACCTCAATTTTTTACCGACTGTCAATCAATTAGTTGGTGAAATGAGTCTACTGTTTCCTATGTCATACTTCAATTTGGCACGCAAGAATTATTTGATTAATACCGAGGAACTAGCGATGAAAATTTTCCTCAAATGTTTGTCAGTTGCCAACATTAATTATCTTAAATCACACAAAGCAAATAAAAATGTGGTACGTTTAATTTTCCCAAATTTATTGTATATTAAGGGTATACAGCAAAATAAAATGGAAAATATTGTCCACAATCAATCATCATATACTGTTTGTCACAAATGTTCTACTCGATCCATCACTTCACCACAGGAGTTTGCGGAATTATTTGATTTACCAGTTATCGAAAAGCTATCTAAGGCTAGTATGACATTGAGACAAACCAAATATAATGGATCAACCATTATCGAATGCAAAGAATTTAATGTTTCGACTGCAGTTTATCCACCAATTCCATATCAATTATATTTAACTCATTATATGATCGACAACTCACATGGTGTAGATCTGAGTGATATGTATATCAAGTTGTCTAATCTAGAGCAGTTGGATCAATTGTGTTACGTTGGGTTTGATTTGGTAGGGCAATATGATAGATTATATCTTAATCGTGATTTACAATACGCTATTAAGCAAGACTCTTACACTACCTCTCTACGGTATAATCTTTCACCACTGATTGAACCGTGTGTGATTCCTTCTCATTTGGGCAAAATCCAACAAATTAGTTTTGTGATTGTTCACACTAATCCTTTATGTGATGTAGAATTAGGTGTAAAAATCAGCGATACATCCGACCACAAACGCTCGGGGAGTCTGATTTTACAGACTATAACTGGTTGCCCTAATCGTATAAGTTACTCAGATGGGATGATGGTGTTTGAACGTACATATCAATTACCAAAAATAAACTCACTGGACTCGCCAGTGTCATCACACCCGCGTGTATATTATCAATTAATCTCCGATACAGGTACTAAAAGTGAACTTACTCAACAACAGATCGATGAAATGCATCTTGAATGGTCATTATGTCGTTAACTGTCTTCAGAGTGCTAGATCCACACATTAACAATTTATTTTATTGTTAATATGTATATGAACAAAAATCAACACCCATATCTCCTTGGTCGAAAATGTGAAGGTATCGCACCCAAGAAAGATCTAAGTCATCTACGTTTGGTTGAACTCAAATCGATCGCAGTTAGTTTGGGACTCCCAATATCTGGTAAAAAAGATGTGGTATGTACACGAATTAGACAATACCTGATAGCAAATCCAAGCAAAATGGTTAGTTTTGAAGGCTTTTATCATAAGAAAACACCCGTCGTCACAAAGATACCACTTAGCACCAAAACACAACTTATCAAGAAGGTTGTACCTACTGCGAAGGTTGTACCTACTGCTCCCAAGGCACGAAAGATTCGTGATTACCAAACGCTCGAAGATATGATGCGAGATTATCATATCAAGGATATGCGTTCATTAATTGAGTTGTCTGACGATCAACTCGAGAATCTAATCAAGATTGTTAAATTACACGATAGAACTATCCAATTGAAGGACCTTTTGCGAGACGTAAAAGACCCTGACCAAAAAATCAAGATCATTATTACAGAGATGGTCAATAAATTATGTCGATGTATCGCCAAAACGGAGCGTCAAGATCTCTTATTGGGTCAAAGGATAGCAATTTGTATCAAAAGTATCTTTCACGCAAAGGGAATTACCATCTCTCGTTTCACGTGCGAACCGTATCCAATGTTGGTACCCAAGACGGGTAGTACCGCAGTGATTATGAAACACCCTAGATAGGATATCATTTAGTCTTAGGTAACTTAGCCACGCCCTTGATAATCGAGGTGACTAACTTGTATAAATGTGTGATCGACGACGATTGTTCATTAATACAAATAATTTTAATCGTTTCTTCGATAATGTACACACGTTTTGGTTCGGTCAGGTCTTTGGTGTACATCAACACTTTGATCATGATATCCAAGATATCGGTCACATTGTACCCGTTCTCGACCATTTGATCAATAATCGAGAAGGCTTTATTACCATCACCAAGTAAGCAACTACGTATTAACTCTTGGATGCTTTTAATTGATGGGATATTAAAAATATTATAAAAATTGTCAATTAGGTGGTGATGACTATTAGCAAACACTTGTAATATATTAATCGCCTGTTTCAAATCTCCCCCTGACATGATCCCAATCGCATCATAGATGTCATCATTCAGAGTCAGCAGTCGAGCGGTTGTGATCTCTTTCAATCTTTGGATGATTTCATCGATTGAGACTGGTTGAAATTTCAAGATCAATGTCCGACTTTGGATTGCCTCGATAATATTGTTGAGGTTGTTGCAAATAAAAATAAATCTGACTTTCTCTGAGTGTATTTCAATAATTCGACGTAGTGCCATTTGTGCCTCATCGGTCATACAATCAAAATCATAGATGGTCACAATCCGACATTTATTACTGGACAACCGTAACTTTTTGCGAATAAAATTGATGATATTGGGGCAATCGTAGGTTGCTTCAGAGGCCTTCTTTTTATCGTTTTTCTCACTAACGACGTTCTTTCCACGATAAATCGAACCGATTATTTCCATATTACAACTATCGTACGCTGGTCCCAGATACTCTTTGGCTAGGATCTTGGCCATAGTCGTTTTGCCACACCCATTTGGACCACAAAAAATTAAGTTAGGAATGTGGTCGCTTCTCAAAAAACTATCGATTGTTTCGGCAATCATTTGATTTCCCACAAAATGATTCAACGAGGTAGGTTGATAATCATAATTCCATAGACTGTGTTGGACTGGTTCCACATATTTCTCAGTGAAAATCAGAGACATTTAATAAGTACATTAATATATTATAATTTATTAATGTTCAATTTTTCTTAATCGATAAGATGTGTAGTCGATCGAATCGTACATCTTGGAAGAACCACACACAATGATTGATCACTTCCTGTCGTGACTGTCGACAATCACTTGAAAATCCGCGAATTGTGGAGCAATTTCCTCGATAATTCGTGATAATAATTTTGACGCTGTATGATCATCGACCCATTGAGTACCGTTATAAAAGTACCAGATACCCTTATCACTTTCGATCAAATGGGTCAGCGCAAATTGATCGTGTATGTACCGAGCGAGACAACAAGTATCAATAACTTCTTGAAAAAGAGACATTTCCATTAAGCACTTAATGGAAATACAATAGATTATAAATTTGAATTTTAAAGCCTCACCATTTTATTTCTAATGGTGATATTCTGGCATATTCCAAATTTTATGAATGACATTAGGTCACTCTACTAATCTTCGGTAAGCATCCGCTCCGAAATACATTCGAAAACTATCACCAAAATTCATGTATGGTGTGAAAACGATTGGCCGTTTAGATCTCAGTTTAATTAAGATTGCTTTGGGATCATGAGAATTGTTGTGGAAGACTGTATATTTATATAAATAACTGAGAACAACGATGGCCGATCGTTGCATTCCTGCGGCACAATGGATCAAAATTGATCGCCCACCTCGATTATGTTCGTCAATAATTGGCAAAATTTTACGGATCCATTGGGTCATCGCGATAATCTCTTCTCGTTGTAAGTTGTCATCCACAGGTACACGATATTTATACACGCCATTGACGCTTAAAAATGGTAAATCCTTGGTACAATTAATAATCACAGTAATTCGATTATTTTTAATAAATTCGATATCCTGTGAACTATTGAAATTACCCAACCACAACCGAGGGATGATTTGATCAGCGTCGTTGACCCAATATGATGACATTTATACTATATCTTATATAAAAAATATGAGTTTATGTACATAGAAAATTTTTCTACAATATAGTATATTGTGATGGATAAAGTTCAGTTGACGATCATCAAACTGAAGAATTCCCTTCATTTGCGAAGATATCGGATCAATTCGATTGTGATCCATGTCGTGGATAATCACAATCCAAAAATATCTTTACAAAGAAGTCAATATCTACCATCCAATATGTCACTCAATTATTTATTTGAAGTGGCAAAAGCCCAACATCAATGCGTTTGATGTTTGAGTTTAATCACAAATTTAATTTTTGGGACAACTTGACCAGAGTCAAGTGAAACGGAATCGCTTTGACCTTGACCTTTGTCACCTTGACCTTTGTCACCTTGACCTTTGTCACCTTGACAAGGATCCCGATGACTGCCAATCGTTTGAACGCTCGGAACATAGTGTGTGGTTCTCTTATCTGGTGACACTTGGTCGGAAATTAAAACAATTGGATTACCGTATGGATCGACATCTTTACCATAGACTTTCAACATCTCTTGGAAAGATCCTTTTTCCCGTCTTGTTCCACTGTACGTATACAGTGTAGCACCATGTCCTCGATACGCCATCTGTGCAATCGATCGAATGGCTTGATGTAACTGAATCAACGTCGAATCGGATAAATCCGTCACGATCGCCCATGGATTGATCCGACATTGATATAGGATCTCTGCCTTAATGTAGTTACCCACACCACTGACTGCTTTCTGTTCCATTAGAACACGACAAATGTTTTTGTTATTAAAAACGGCTCGACGAAAGATTTGGATAAACTGAGCATCACTAATAGGAGATCCAGTGAGCATGTCGGGTCCCAATTGTCCTAGTTTTTTATCGAGACTAGTGCGGTTAGTAGCGATTGAGATAGTCCCAAAATGACGAGGGTCGCCGAAGTAGAAGCAGTGACCATCTTCGGCTTCAAATTTAACATGAAAATGCTTCATGTATTCCTGTCGCGTCATGACTTTACCGCTAATCGCCGTATAATCTTGCAAAACCGCATCATTTGGCTCATAATAGATACCACCTGCCATTCCGAAGGTAATCGAGAGATACCAATTATTGCCCAATTCGATCCAACAAAATTTACCTTTAACATTAATTGATGAGACTTTGAGTGGCAATTGTTGTGCCAACTCGGTCAAATTATCCAATGGATGTTTTTGATAACGACCACCCAGAACTTCGATTTTGGCGAGTCGTTGACCTTTCAAGATTTCTCGAATTGCATCGACCATTAGGGCAACCTCAGCGATTTCTGGCATGTGTTGATGTGATCAGTCAACCAACGATCAATTGTCAGATCAATTTTTGAAATACATTACCGATTCGAGTCACTTACATATATCATCCAGTTAGCGTGATTCGGTGAGATCACTTAAAATTTTGATTTTACAATTGACCTTGATTATCATATTTTTCAAATAATGTTCATTTATCTCGTCAATAATCCCGACTGGGATTACGAACATAAACATAAATTTGGATGTACTAGAGACCCTAGCAAACGTTTACATTCATACCATACGAATAGTTCATATCCTTACAGATTTATTTATTTGTGTCATGTTGTAGAACTATCAAGTTATTGTATCAATTTGATTGAATACGACAAAATATTCAGTCAAATCGGACGAGATCAAACATCAATCAATCGTGTAGAACAAGAGTATCATGTAAAATTGCCATATCTTTCGCAACTGTGTAATTATTTAATCGATACTCATGGAGGTATTGAATTCATTGCACACGAAGGTAAAGAATTACTTATTCAAATAATCAACGATGAATTCCCCAAAATAGGTCTCTATGCCGATAAGATATATAATGAAGAAGAATTGGAGCAGATTAATCATACCACTTATCAGTCAATCTCGAGGCAAAAAGCCGACGATTGTCTATTTAATAAAAGTAAACTTACCCTTAAACCATATGTGGAACAATATATTATCCTAGACATGATTGGGGAATTTTACCAAAAATACAATATTGGTAAAATTCTGTGGCCTTGCGGAATGGGTAAAGCATTATTGAGTTTGTTTATTGTTCAAAAAATGGGATTTAAACAGATTGTCATAGGTGTTCCAAATATCTACTTACAAAAACAATTTCGCCATGAAATTAGTAAATTATATCCTGATATGAATAATGTCTTGTATATTGGTGGGGAATCGGATGATGGAACAAAATCCACCACAGATAAAGCACAAATTATTGATTTTATATACCAACACCCCACATCAATTCTGATCAGTACGTACGATTCATGTCATGCGTTGGTAAATATACATCATTTCGACTTTAAAATCGGTGATGAGGTACATCATTTAGTTGGTGAGGAGACCGAGAGCTCAAAGTACCTATTATTTCATAAAATATTATCGAAAAAATCATTATTTATGACGGCGACTGAAAAAGACATTGACCCGGACAATAAAAAGATTATTTTTTCAATGGACAATAAAGAATTATTTGGCGAATTAATCGACCAGAAATCAATTCGTTGGGCAATTGAACACAAAAAAATTACGGACTATAATTTATTAGTACTGCAAAACAATAGTCAAGAAGTGGACGAAATTATCAAACGACTCAATATCGAAGAATGTAATCGTGAGTTAATCGTGTCTGCTTACATGGCTCTTAAAGCACTAGAAACCTACGATGGATTAACGCATCTATTAATTTATGCTAATGATACATCACACGCTGATTTACTTAAAATTTATATCCATAAAATATTGGACGCAAAAATTGTACGTATTAATAAAAACGACGTGTACAACAATTCATTACACAGTCATAACAACCAACAATTGGATTCTGAAATTGGTCGATTTTCGAAATCTCCCTTAGGTATTATATCTTGTGTGTACATATTGGGAGAAGGGTTTGACTTACCCAAATTAAATGGTGTTGTGTTCGGTGAGTGTATGGGTTCAAATATACGTATCGTGCAAAGTGCATTAAGACCCAATCGTCTAGATAAGGAAAATCTTAATAAGATCGCTTATATCATAATTCCCATGGTCGACCAAACAGAAGATACACAATCGTTTGACAAATGTCGAAAAATTATTATGAAAATGGGTAATTTTGACGAAGGTATTAATGTTCGTATCAAATTGGCAACGTTGACAACAAAATGTTGTGAGCAATCGAATGGGACAACGATACATGATCTAGCATCCAATCAACTGACTGATAATATCGATGAGTTGGATCGGTTGATGTTTAAATTGAAACACCGTCAAGGTGATAAGGAAATGTGGGTTAAATATAAAATCAATCGAGAAAATAAGAGGCGAGTCGAGTCAAATGAGGAATTAATCGACACTAAAAAGAAGTGTTATGGATTTCTGGAAAAATTGGGTGAATCATATCGTCCCAATCCAATCAATTGGGTCAAATATTGTGTGGGTAATCGATTGTTTATCAAATTTAAAGACCAATATTATTACAATAAAAAAGATTTAATTGATTCATGTCGAACAAATAATATTGTTGATTTTAATTCATACAAAGAATTTTATGTCAAAGATACACAACTTCCACCACCTGACTACATTAACGAAGGGTTCTACTATGATATGGATCCGAAGTTCAATCTTAATCTATTACTGTCACACAAATCTGATGTGGTTGACATGTAATTTTACAATTATTAATCCAAATTTTAAAATTATTAATCCAAATTTTAAAATATATAAAAAATTTGATATAAGTATATAATATACTTTGTCCAATGAATACCAAGCAAATGGAAGCAATAATTAGTTCTATCCGAGATCTTTTAAGAAAGGAAGGGATTACTGGGATTGACAGCATCAATCATTGTATTGTGTTCGTTATTAGTCGCATCTTAAATATTGAAATGTGTCTTAAATTTGGCATTGATCAGAAGTACGCTTTTAGTAATTTGTTGAAAGATGAAAATGGTGATGATATCGGGGATCAAGACTTATATGATCGTGTCTATAATCATCAAAAGAATTGTTTAGTAGGTCAAATTATGTATGTTTTGGGATTTATGAATATGAAATTCAAATTAGCAGGTATTCATAATTTGAGGTTAATTTATGACAAATTATCACAATTTGATGTTGATAAATTATCTGTTAAATATGATGTGATTGGGACTATTTACGAAATCCATCTTAAATCAGGAACATCCAATTCCATGCGCGATTTGGGACAATATTATACTCATCGACAAGTGATTCAATATATGATTAATTTATGTGATCCACAAATGAAGAATGGATTAATTGAGAAAATCGTGGATCCAACCATGGGTACTGGTGGGTTTTTGACCATGTCCATCAAATATCTGAACGAAAAATATGAGAATCAAATCGATTGGGTCAAGAACAAGGACCATATTATTGGTTTTGACATTGATGAAAATGTTCGTAATATGGCCTTATTGAATGTCTTTTTGAAAACAATGGAGTTATGTAAGGAAACCTTGGTTAAACAGGATACCCTACATAACGACATGAAATTTCCCCATGACGATACTATTTTGGAAAAAGCCGACGTTATTTTAGCCAATGAACCCATGGGACTTAAAAATATTGTGCACGCTGAATGTTGCGAACGAATTAAGGAGATGAAAATTAGGGGAACTAAAGCGGAACCGTTATTTTTACAATTGTTTATGAGCGCTTTAAACGATGGGGGTCGTTGTGCCGTAATTGTACCTGATGGTGTCCTATTTAATGAAAGTACTCTCCACACTGGAACGCGGAAATATTTAGTGGAGAATTTCAACTTGAAAAAAGTCATTTCTCTTAATGATGATTTCTTCATCAATACAGGCGTTAAGACATCCATATTATTCTTTAAAAAAGATGGACAGCAAACACATGAGGTCGAATTTAGTCAAATCTGTTTAAAAGACGAACAAATCGTGGAAACGTCGGTCGTTACAGTCTCTTATCAACAGATTAATGATAGTAAATATACATTATTCGTTAACAAATATAATGCAGAAAAAGTTGATAAAATTGTGGATATGGAATATAAAAAATTGGGAGATATTTGTCAATTTTTACCCAAGAGCAAAAGACCCGCATCATATGGTCAAGAAGTGGGTCAATATCCTTTCTATACATCAAGTCAAAAAGTGAAGCGATGCGACGAAGTGGATTATCATGATGAGTGTTTGATTATTGGGACTGGTGGAGACGCTAATATTAAGATAGATCAAAAATTCAGTTGTTCCGCTGATAATTTCATAGTTAAATTACAAACATCGAGCATCAATTTGAAATATATATATCATTATTTACGAAATAATATGAGGATACTAGAAGATGGTTTTAGTGGTTCTACTATCAAGCATATATCCAAAAATTTCGTTGAGCAAATTGAATTTCCGATTCCTACTCTTCCAGTTCAACAGGCGATAGTTGAACGATTAGATGTCTTGAGTCGTAATAATGAGACCTCGCAACAAATGATCAAAGAATATCACCAAATTATGAAATATTATATGGATTGCCAAACGAGAAATATGGGTATCATGAAGATGGAACAAGCATATGACATACTAAGCAGTCATAAAATTTCAAAAAATATCCAGGATGTAGGTAGATATGATTTCTATAATGGATCTGCGCAATCACCTATTGGTAAATCAGATGAATATTCTTGTGATCACGAAAAACCATATATATTAATTATTAAGGATGGAGGTGCTGGACAAGGTAAATATGGCGATCAAATAGGTCTTGGTAAGGTGTTTTATGTAGTAAATAAAACAGTATTCACAAGCAGTGTGGTCGCATTGATCAGCAAAAAAGATACTCAATTGGTGACTAAATATGTATTTTATTACCTACATACAATCAAAAATAATTTAATGGACATGGCCAATTATACCACAGGTTTAGGACATTTAACGATAACCAAACTCAAACAAGTTGATATTTTGGTACCACCGATCGAAGCACAACACAAAATTGTTGAATATTGTGATCGTTTAAGTCAAATGGTTGATCAAATGGAACGACAAATAGATGAGAATACCATCTTAATGAAACAAATTATGGATAATTATCTCAACCAAACCCAAGTCAATATGATGATTCAAGGAAATGACGAAATTAAACCAATCGAAAACCAAGTATCAACAACAGACGAAATTCCGAAAAAATCACCAATTATTAATCCATCTACCGCAGATGTATCGCACGATACCAACGATTTGGTAAAATTGACACTTGTACGACTACGTGAAATCGCCAAAGAAAAGGGACTTAGTGGATACTCTAAACTCAAAAAATCTGATTTAATTGATCTAATTGCACCAAAATAAAATTTTCACCTCTTTTGCTTTTTGTGGATGTCAAATTAAAGTCGATCACCGTTGACTTTGTATAACAATGATATTTTATTTTCAATAAAACTACATTTTATTGAAAATAAAATCCTAAACTATTATATAGAAAATGGACAAATGTATGGCCAAAGTCAAGAGCGGTAAATCTTGTTCTCGTCAAAGAAGTCGTAAACTTGGTGATAACCACAAGTATTGCTATCAACATCAATCGTCTCAAACTGGTGGACAGGCCTCTGAACCCAGTCAAATCAATCTACAGTTAGATAATGGTGACTACTGGAAGATTGGTCGCAAGATGTGGAAAAAGGATTATGGGACCAAGGATCGTGTGGTCCTTCCATTGACTCGTACCTATACGATTTATGTACCTTTCCCAAGTGACATGGGAGTTGAGTCGGTGACTTTGATGGGTCCAGTGACTATCAAGCGGTTGTTCGATACTGTCAGTAATTTTTACCTAGAACATGGTGGTGTTGGAAAGAACCTACTTAACACGATCGGAGCCGACTCAATTGTCTCGATTGTGCGAACTGGAGCAGGTACTTACCAAGTAGAGATGAAATAAGATTCATTCAGTGAAATCAACTAACATTCATTCAGTGAAATCAACTTCTAATTCGGTATATCCGTCTGGAATTTGGACAGTACAACTGACCACGTCACCCACCCAACTACCGACTAATTCCATATCATTTCCACAGTAGTCACCACCTCCAACTCCACTGGAGTGTGCTAATAAGATTGGCAGTGGGTGGATACCGTTGCCACTTTTTTCAATATCTACAAACTCTTTTTGTGTCCGATTAACCACATATTTATGATGCTTCAATAAACCTTCAGACACAACACACTCCCACGAATCATTCGCCTGAGAATATAGGTTGGTCGGTTGGTTATAGTCACCTTCAAACCAAACAATATCATCTTGCCATCTCCCTCCTTGAGAGATAGTATTTTCGATGGCTAAAAGATATGGGTCACCAATCCATGCGAACTCCATCATTTTCGAACAATTAAAAGAGTAACAATCAATCCATTGTCTTTTGGTAATATTCACGATAATCCAATATTGTCCCATTTATTTTAATATTTTATGTAAAATAAATGATAATTCGATTATCAATTTTATTCAAAAATTTGACGACTTAATTTCAATTAATTGACAATAAGTCATCAAATGGGTTTGTTCGACGATTATGAGCAATATCTGATTAAATATCATGCCATTTATGGTCAAAAGACCATTGTTTTATATCAAAATGGTGCTTTTTATGAAGTTTATGGAATCGATAACGAAAAAGAAAAAATTGGGGCAGTCAAACAAGTCTCAGATATGCTTAATATTCAAATGACCCGTCGCAACAAATCGGTACTCGACAATGATCGCAGTAATCTCTTAATGGCAGGATTTCCTCTCAATCAATTGGACCGTTATGTGACTATTCTAACAGAAGACAATGGGTACGTTGTGGTGGTTGTCGAACAAATCACACCCCCACCCAATCCACAAAGAGGTGTGACTAATATCATTAGTCCAGGGACTAATTTGAAATATTTGAGTCATCCTAATGGCAACTATTTGGTTTCAATCTATATCGAGAAGGAAGGACGCAAGGTTAGTCAAATCAAACCCATCAATTTGTATACGATTGGTTTAACTGCGATTGACGTGTCGACAGGGCAAAGTATTGTATATGAAGTAGGAAATCTATTGGACGATGAAAAGAAGGCATTTGACGAGACTTATCGGTTTATTCAAACCGTTCAACCTAAAGAAATCATCATCAATACACGAGGTTTGGAGATGTCTCAAGAACAATTGGTCGCCATGTTCGATGTAGGACAGTCATTAATTCATTGTCATCTTAACCAAGTCCCTGTTGATTATTATAAGATATCGTATCAAAACGAATTTCTAGGTAAAATCTTCAAGAATACTGGCATGTTAAAACCAATCGAATACGTTAATCTGGAAACTCATCCAACTGTGGTCATTGCCTATCTAACCCTATTGGACTTCTGTTATCAACAAGCCGATACCATTCTAAATCAGATCGAAGTACCAACCGTTTGGAATCATATTAACCACATGATCCTCGACAATAATTGTATTAGCCAACTTAATTTGATTTCGACCACATCAACACAAAAAATCAGTAGCGTTTTTAATTTGATCGATCACACCAATACAGCAATGGGTAAACGACTATTAAAAGAGAAACTACTACTGCCATTGATCGATCCACAACAGATCAACAATCGATATGATTGTGTCGATTATTTCCTACAAGAACTCAAGGATCCAATCAATGAGATTAAGCATTTGAAGGGTCAAGATAAGTATTATCTGTTCCAACTGTATGAATCACAATTAAAACGCATCGTTGATTTGGAACGGCTTCACCGCAAGATTTGTTTGATTTTGCTACAACCTTCGGAATTTAACCAACTACATACATCATATTTAGCGGTGATCGAACTACTTAAAATTGTGGCACCTACTGTGTCCTCCACCACAGACACTACCACAGTACCATACCAATTGACACCCCAACAATTGGTCCCACCTACATTATTGCACGATCTGAATCAATATATACAACAATATATGGCAGTGCTCAACATTGAAGAAGCCTCCAAATATAACATCAATAATGTGACGGGATCTTTCTTCCGACGCGGATATCGTCAACAAATCGACCAACTCCAAGATCAAATCGACCGTGATGAAGGTTATTTTCAACAACTTGCCACTACCATTAGTAATATCATTACTCCAAGTGATAAATCAGTGGTCTCGTACCAACATACCGAGGACATTGGGTACCATTTGGAATTGACCGCTACACGGTATGCGACGTTTGACGCTAAAAGTCAAAAGTCGTGTCCAATCGACAAGTCAACCTTGAAAGTAATTCATAATCGTAGCGGGAAAACGGTGAAAATCACCTCATCCGAAATGAAAAAGATCTCTGATCAATTAATAGAAACCAAAGAGGTGCTTCTAAAACAGGTGGTTGAAGTTTACAAGGAGTTCTTGAATCAGTTATACCAACAACATCAAGGATTAATGAAACAAGTGGTGATCTTCGTATCCAATCTCGATGTATTTGTCAATAGTGCCAAAATCAGCGTGATTTACAACTATTGTCGCCCTACTGTGGTTTCTGGTGATACTTCTACCGTTCAAACCACACAACTCAGACATCCATTAATCGAACGAATTCAAGAAACCTGTCAATATGTACCACAAGATCTAGCCTTTAATTCATCACAAAATGGGATTCTATTGTTCGGTGTTAATTGCAGTGGAAAGTCGAGTCTAATGAAGGCCATAGGAATTGCAGTGATTATGGCCCAAGCGGGTCTGTATGTTCCAGCCAAACAAATGACTTATACACCATACCATTGTGTGATGACTCGAATCGTTGGTAATGATAACTTATTCAAGGGATTATCTTCATTCTCAGTAGAAATGGGGGAACTGCGCGGAATTATCAAACGTGCCAATCAGTTCTCGTTGGTCCTAGGGGATGAAATCTGCCACGGGACAGAAACAATCTCTGCGGTATCTCTGGTTGCTTCGGCGATCATTACCCTATCCAACTCCAGATGTGACTTCATGTTTGCAACACATTTACATCAATTATCACAGATTGAACGGATCACTACCTTGAGCAATGTTAAGATGTACCATTTGAAAGTTAAGTTTGACGCTAATACGGGGGATTTGATCTATGATCGGCGACTGGAAGAAGGACCTGGACATCCTATTTATGGTCTAGAGGTCGCTAAGGCAATGGACTTGGATCGAGAGTTTATCGAGTTAGCCAATGAAATACGAAAAGAAATTATGGAAATCAATACATTCGTTGCGACCAAAAAATCAAAGTATAATCAGCAATTGTACATCAATCAATGCGGTATTCCCGATTGTCCGAATTCGGCCGAGGCTACGCATCATATCCAATTTCAATCTCATGCCGATGACCATGGATTTATCGACCATATACCAATTAATCATAAGTCTAATTTAGTTCCCTTATGTCGCCAATGTCATGACATGATCCACGACCAAGTCGAAGGACATTGGCGATATGTGATTAAGGGATACGTAATGACATCCAATGGCCCTAAACTAGATTATACCAAAGTGCAGAATAAGAGACGACTTAAACTCAAACACGCACTCAACACATAACCTTTTCAGTCCGTTGGGTCTTGTGTAAGTTCATATTGCCCATCGTTAACTTTTTCCAATAATTGGCGAGTTTTCTCATCATCGGCGATAACTGACTTCATGTCCAGTAATAGTCCACCGATTTCGACCTCTAATGATTTACGAAACTCAGAATTATCATCAAGTTGATTCTGATATTTTTCATATTTATTCAGGACTTTGTCACCTAATTGTTCTCCATTTTCATCAACATAACGATTAAGAATCGACCTTTTATCTTCGATTATCTGATCAATGATTGTTTTCTTTGGTTTATATTTAAAATTCTTACCATCAGAGACCATAGCATAATTGGATCTTTCACTACTAACATAAACATTATGATATTCGGGAAGTTGTTGACTATTGTGTATACGATCGAATAATAGTGGGATCGATTTAAAAGGATGTTGAGTGATCATAGTTTTCAAAATATCGCCCAATGTTTGCTGAATATGATCCATATCTTCTTTACCAAAGGAAGCAGGAAAAACAATGATATTATTCTGGACATTCTGTGGAGTTTCCTTTAATGCTTCGTATTTCCCTTCAACATGGGATAACCGTAACATTAATTCATCACGGGACATATCAGTATATTTTACTTTGAGTTTTAATGGTATTTTCTCGTTGACTTTAGTTACGTTAACCTTAGGCTCTGGTGTATCCTTTTTCCGTGAACACACTTGGTGTGATGCGTGATATTTATAACTTGATGTACTTGAAAAGAACTTACCACAATCGTGGCATGATGGCATTCACTTTTATATATTTAACTCATTTATATTTATTTTTAACTCATTTTAACTCACTCATAATTATTTTAACTCATAAAATAATTATTTTTAACTCACTTCGTAATTATTTTAACTCAC